TTGTTGCCGGGTCCACGTCGGCGGCCGCGCGAATATAAAATTTTAAGAAGTCGCTGTAAACCCGATCGGGCCCGTACCTGCAGCCCAACTCTTTAATCTTCGTAAAAAACTTATCATCTACCGGACCATACCAGCCGTGTGTGTATATGCATACATCATCGTAAATACCATATAACGGCGTCCTTATAAAAATACAAAAATCGTCAAAACGGCCCCGGCCAAACCAAATACGGGTACCGTTTTTTAAAACAGTTATTTCTTTTTCAGCTTCCACGCGGACCACAGCCCCCCGTAGATTAGCCACAACCACACACCCACGGCCAAAACCACGCCAACCAGCGCGACAACAACTTCATAAACCCCTGTCGTTTTATCACTTCCTTATTTTTTCTATAAGTTCCCTCGTGTAGAAACTGTTTGAACCGTTCAACTGGTCGATGCACAAAGAAACATCGGTAACTACACGAAAAATATAATATAGTCCTATGTTGGTTATTAAGAGCATCACGCCAATAAAAAAAAGCGCGGCGGTTGCCGGGTCAATCGTCATCGTCCGGGCCTCCGTCGCGTTCTGCTTGCATATCATGTTCATAATCCTGCTGTACCAGCGCCATAAGTTCGCGGTGTTTCATTTCCCGCCATTCGTCCTCTGTTGGCTTCGGGGTCGGCGGGTATATGGGCCAGCCCTTCCGCAATATAAAATCGGCGTCGGCCAGCACGGGCGCGGCGCGGATTACCGTTTTCTTTCCAATCTTGCGAAATACGGACCCCTGCAATGTCGCGCGGTCGGTGCGATATAGCAATAACTGGCCCGGTATATACTGTACGCGGCCTACGTCGTGGTATGTTGCCCCGTCCACGTTCACAAAAAGCTGCCCGGTGTGTGTAATGACACTTATAAAAATTTCCTTAATGGGCCGGGCGGTCATTGTTCCCGCCCCCTTATGTGTTTGCCGGCGGTGCTGTTGGAACTTACCGGCATACCGTTTATTAGCACATTATAAACCAGCATCGGCGGCACGGGGTACCCGTCCGGGTCCGGGCCGGCCCAACGCATGACAATTTCGGTCCGGGTATAATGCAACTTGCCGCGCGCGATTCCGGTTATTTTGCCATCGGGCCCGCGCATGAATAGCGCGGCTGTTTGTCCCGGCGTGTATGTCACCGTTTCCACATTGTAAAAGGTCGCCCCGTCGGCCGTTACTGCAAACAGCCGCGTTTCGGGCACCTGATTTATTTCAAGTTTCTTTATGAAGTCCATATAAGTTGCCTCCTTATTGCGGGTGGGGCATCAATCCACCTGATTTAGTCTGTTTTTTAATCGTTGCATTTTTTCATTCCATACGGCATTAAAAACACCTTCATCGTTGTATACCTCACCGACCGGTACTATCTTCAAAAACTTGCCGGGTGTGTAAACCGGTTCATCAAAACCACGGCCGACCCACCCGACATATATTATCCGTGTCTTGTCTGTCATAACCGGCTGGGTGTGGAACATCAGGTCGCCACCAAACAGCCCGTTTATGTCGCCCTCTCTACATATTACAATTTCAGTCATTCCATAAACCGAAACCCCGTCTGCTTCAAGCGAAAGGTCTTTCCCGTGATTGGTTATCATTACTTTCTTAATTATCTTGGTCCTCATTTTAAATGCCTCCATACACCGAATTTAAGGAAAGCGGTATCGGTGAAGGGGCTTATCCCCCGCCGCTCTGTAATGGGCCGGTCGGGTGCCGCTTCGGCCCTGCCGTCTTTCCTTAGTAGTTAGTATGTACTTAATGTTATATATAACCTTCGCTTTGTTATCACGTGGTGTTTTTGCTCTCCAATATTTTTTTAATTTCAATCAACTTCTCTACTTCCAAACTTTCAAAATTAATCTTTTTGATTATATTAAGCGCGGCTTCCCGCGCCTGTTGCCGCCGGATTATTTCGACGGCTTCCGGGGTCGCGGGTTCCAATACGGCCGATTGCCGGCCCCTGTGAACCGCTGTTCCGTCGTTATAAAAAAGTTCCATATTCTGTTTAACTTTTATTTTGCCGGCCGGCGTGATGTGGTCCACGGTGCTTAATATTTTTTTGTTGTTGCTTAGTGCAATTATCACCGGATCACCCGCGCGTAGTTCTTCCAGCCAGTTTCCCGCCGGGGCCTTCGGCCGCTGTTTTTGTTTATATACATCAATAATACGGTGTGAAATCCGTTTCCCTGCACCCACGGGTAAACCGGACAAATAAAAATCTACTTTACAGTTTTGCAGCTTAACGATACCACCGGGCAGAACTTCCGTTGCCGTATCGGTTATAAACCCCGACGGCCCGCGTATATAAACAGTATCGCCCGCCTTTATGTTGAATGACTTGTTTAACTTTTTCATTTTGAATACCCCACTTATAGCGAAAGTTTGGCACGTGCGTTTCTTAGCATGACGCAACTCCGATCGGACATATAGAACATTAGACGCACTCGACACATTAAAAGAATAAGAAATGTTAATGCCCGGCGGCATGTCCGGGCCGCCCGACACTGTAATATATTTATAACCGTGGTCACTGTACGGCATCTTGTGTCCACCATTCCTCCCGCGCGTACGCAATGGGCCGACCCGCACCGATGATAACAATTTCCTTATAGCGCCGGGTTTCTGTGGATAGTTGATAATCTGTTAAAATAAATTCAACTTTGCCGACTACCGGGTGTTCGTGTGCTTCCCCGGCGGCGTTTATTGCGGCCTGTACTTCCATTTCGGCGGCCCGTGGGTCGTCCTCAATAAGCCCGTTTAAATACATTATAAAAGTTTTAAGATTCATTAGAATCTTCCTCCAATCTTTTTAAGCGTTCGAGGTAGTGTACCTGTGTAAGTCCACGGGCAACAACCATTACCCGCGAAACATATTCTATTCTTTGTATATCTTTCATATCGTCGTCGAAAGACACTATAAAACCCCCATCTTATACAAGATGTTTCCCAAAGTTACAAACTTCCTAACATCATAAAGCCCCTGCACGATGTCGGCCTCTTCGCTGATTCTCTTATAATCTTCGGCATAATCGCCGCCGATGTGTATAAGCATGTGATAAACCAGCGCCGGCCGGCTTATGTCGTTCGGGTCGGCTATGATTAAGTCGAATACGGGCATATTAAACACCGTCCCACCCGTCGGACACGGGCAAAAATACAAGGTCTTTAACCGCCCATGTTAAGAATTTTTCCCAGTCGCCGACAGTGCCGGCCACGTCGCAACACACCGCAAAACCGCCGTCGGCCCGGTCTACAAATGCGTAGCGGTTGTTTATCGACACACAAAAACGGTATTTTACACCGTCTACCTCAAAAATTTTATCTGTGTATGGTTTCATGTCTTGTTGCCTCCATGTATCGTTAGTGGTTAGTATATACTTGTTTATTTATATACCTTTCGGCTCATGGGCCGGACACCATGAAACGACCCGCAAGACCACGGACAATATAAACCAGCGAAACATTTATATCATAACAATTGCATATTTTAACGCGTATAGGTGTTTTCAGTGGGTCCGCCTATACTGCCTCCATTTTGCGCGGCGCCTGATCAGGTAAAATCCGGCCCGGCGTTTGTCCGTTCCGGTTCTGCATGTCGCGCCGCGCTTAATAACGTCTATATTTTTTAAGCGTTTCGTCAATGATACGCAACGGCAGCGCGCGGGTATCATCACATTCCGGGTCGGCTTCCTGCATTTCGGTTAATGTTCTGTGCATCTTCAACTCTAAACGGCGCATTACTCTTCGTATAACTTTATGTTGTTGTCGATGTCGGCTATTATCCATATATAACGGCCCCCGCCCACATTTTTATATTTCGTGATAAACCCCCTGCCCACGGCCCGGCGCAACATACCAACATCCTGTAAAAACGATGGCAGTTCGTCGTGTGTAAACGGTTCATCCCGCGTAAACTTGTATAGTTTTTTTAACCAGATGGCAACCGCGCCCTGTGGTCTACGCCGGGCCGCCATGTTTACGGCCCCGGTGTTTCAAGTTCTTTTAAAATAACGGCTTGGGCCCCGTTTCCATAATCGATAAATATAAACGTGTGCCCCACCTGCACGCCCGGCAGCCCGGTTAAAATAACGGACAACTGTTCAAAGTCTATTGTTTCGGTATCAAGCGTTAGCCCACTTTCACCGTTTAAAATATTTATGTTCATTTAAACTTCCTCCATTTCTCTATAACCGGCCCCGCGTCCCATGTTATAACAAAAACCGGCTTGCAGAACCAACATTCATCCCGGCGCGACATAAACCAGTCATCCGCGTGTTGGAAATCCTCGAAACCATCCAGCCGCGCCCATTCGTCGCGCTCTTCCCGCGACATTTTATATATATCAACTTCTTCAATTTTTAGAACTTTAACTGTCCCAAAATGGTTCGTATGATGTGGACACGGGGCCCCGTCGCTTCCCGCCCTTTCACATTCGGCAATACAGTTATGACAGCCGCGTTTGTGCCGGGGTTTAAAATATAAATGAAGTTCAGAACCGGCCCGTATCCGCCGGCGGTTTGAAGAACGGGTCGTTTGGCATTTCGCCCCGGTTTTTATGGGGTCTACGTGCTTCCGTTCACTAAACATCATCATAACCACCGGCAGCCCCCCGTCTGTGTGTGTCCGCCCACGGCCCGGCGTTTGTGAATAACGGTTGTATCACACATAGAACATCTATAAGTTTCTACGACCGTGTAATATGCTTCAGTAACGCTGCCCATAATCCGCGCCGGGGCCGGGTCCAGCCCGGTAAAACAGAACGGGCAGCGGTGTTCTTTTTGTATTGAAATCAGGTTACACGCCCCCCATAATTTCTTCAAACTGTTCAACGGCGCCGGGGTGTGATTCCGTTACGTGGCCGGCGACGTCGTCCACCACTTTTTTAAGAACGATCGCCGGCAGCAAAAGTTCGTCTTTCCGTAGTTTGGCCGCTTGTGCCGGCTTCTTATGTTCGCGCATTTCATACAATATGAATATATCGCGCGCGGCGTCCGTGACCATTGAAACCAACCGGCCCAACTGTGATTGGTTCGGGTGTTCCGGGGCCCATCTGATAAGAAGTTCGCCGGCTATGTGCATGATACGCCCACGGGCCAGCCACTTGCCCCGGCCTTCCTGTCCTGCAGCCAGTTCATATTCTGCTATCAGGTTTTTTAGAATGTTTACAAGGTCATCGTCGGTATAATCCACTGTTCTAAAATCCTTCTTCTCAAAATTCTCTCCGATGTTGAACATATTATCACTTCACAAAATATTTCCAATACAAGTCAATAAAATATTGGGTTTCAAAACAAACCATTTTTAAATCTTCCTTTTTATATTCAGGGTTGGCCCGGTGAACCTTCCGTATCTTCCGCAGCCGTTCATACCGCGACCGCCGGACCCCGGACATTAACGCCTTTATTTGTGGGGTCGTGCGTTTATGAACTTGCGGGAATTTTTTAATATCTTTCAACGCGGCCCGGCGGGCCTCTGCTGCTAAATACCGGCCGTGTTCGTCCCAATATCGCTCGACCATGTATTTAGTTTCCACACAAAAAACCAATAATTCATGTTGCGTCGCGTGTGGGTGTTTCTTATGGTATTCATGCAGCCGATTTATCCGGGCATCGCGCATAACTTTTTTCACATGTTGTTTATTACAGAACAATTCAAACTGCACATCTTCACGCGATACCGGGGCCTTAGATTCCGTTAGTTCAATGTATAACGGCACTTTAAATCGTATTTTGCATCTTTCGCATACCCAATGGCCGGCGCGGGGTCGGCGATATACGCAACCATAGCGCCCACACATCGGACACGCGGCCCGCTTCCGGGTTATGACGTCGCCAACTTCCGGCATTCCGAATTTCAAACTTTAAAACGCCTCCTTTATCGTTTTTAATATGTATTTATTCCTTTAAATTACTTCCGGCCCGCCTAAAAGGTATAGGTTCTTAAATTTTTCCACCGGACGCGATATACAGCGCGCATAGGTCCGGGCACATTTCTTTAATAGTCTGTGTCCTTATATAGCCCGCCCGCTGTTGAATTATTGAATTAACGTGATACAGCGACTTGGTGAAGTCATAATCTGTCTGTTTCTCAAATAGTTTAGCCAGTTGTGCCGGGTCGTGTATACCACTGTTATAAAATTCCCGGACTATGAAAATTCTCATCCAGTGTCCTTCCGGGCCCTCCAAACGCTGATTTATAGCCCAATTAAATATCGGCCGCGCCTGTCCGGGTATGACCGCTTCGACGGGTTCCTGCTCTTCGTCCGGATCCGGTTCAGGTACGAAACCGGATATATCAACTTCCCAAATAATTAATTTTTCAAAGTTTTCTACAAACTCACCATCGATAAAAATTTTGCTTTTGTTCCCGGTCTTGCGGTGTGTCGCGAACGGCAGCTTAACCAAATTACCGTATCCTTTGCGGCTTAGTTTCGTCTGCTTCGGGTAAACCTCACATTTAACACCGGCCGCCTTTATAACCGCCCGGCCCCACGCGCGCGCCGTTTTCGCGTCTATCTTTTTCAGAATAACCCATATATGATAACTGTGGGGCGTGCCGGACGCTTCAAGGATATATGGAACATCGGCTTTATCCAGCGTGCCGCGCAACTTTGTTAAATCGTTTTCGGCCCGTGTAACTGTTTTTTTATAGTCGGCCTCGGTGTCCTCTTCCTTCCGGTGTGCATCAATGTCAAAACACACCCAACGCACCATGTTTTTATTATCAAGTGTGTACGCACCTATTGTTATTTTGCCGGCTATATGGTTATCTATCAAAGTTTCGGTTATTGGTGCCGACACTTTAAAAAAACTTCCATTGATGCCCTGCTCTGCATAAACATCAGTACGCGAAAGTAACACGAATAGCAGTTCTCTTGGTAAATATATTTCATCTGAAATTTTTAAATTTATCCCTATAGAATAATATATAGGGACGTTTTTTAAAATTTCAGATGAACTATATTTATTCTGTTTGTGTTTGACTGCCTTTTCAACCATATCATTAAAGCCGGCGCATCTTGATATTTGCGGCTTTGTAATTTCTTTTGAAGTGTTCACCGCCGAACACCGCCGGAAATCGCCTTCCGTGTTAGAAATATCACACATTCTCCCAAAGCCCCACGTTACAAAATTAACGCATTTTTCATACGTGCAGCCAAAAGCAAATACAAGCGACGGTTCCACGCCGGCCGGGTCCTTAACCCGCGACCACGCCTGCCAAGTATCACTATGCACAGCCTCTTCTCTGAGAATCAAGGCTTCGTCGTGTGTTTCACACAACACATCGAAAGCATTGGACGGTTTTTCGGCCGCGCCCACGGCAATCATAACCCTGCAATTCGACGCGACGCCCATTGTTTCAGGTGCTTTATAGTACGTGACCGCGTGCGGGTGCCCACAATTTTTAAGCCCTTCCTGCAACAGCCGGGCCTCTTTTATGGACATTGTAATTATAATACAGTCGTCGTCGCCGTACATTTCCAAAACCCTTATGATTTTGTCCATCACTTCGGTACTCTTTTTGTAAAGTGAGTTGCGGCCAATCGTGCCAAAGTTCTTTGTGTCGGCCAATATCAACATTTTTCTATTTGTCTGCATCGGGTCGCCCTGATACCCGAACATAATATCTTTAATCTGTGTGCCCGGCATGAAATAAAGATTTTTATAATCGTGGCTGCAGATGGTCGCCGACGTTAAAATAATCCGCTTATCTTTATTTTGTATGGAATATATAAAAGATTGAATAGAATCTTGGAACATTTTATCGACGGCGGTTAGCATCGCCTTTATTTCGCCGCCTTCCCGGATAGCGTTTATTTGTATTTGTTCACTTGCCAGAATGTTCATCATTTTATATATTTGTAGTATGTCGTCCATTGACAGTCCATACTTTCTTCTGTTCTCCGTTAAAGTTATTATTTCGTTATAACACGCAACAATTTCTTTTTCTGTCAGGTCACTGTATGAATTTTTAAAGGTTTTTGATAGTTTCCGTTTAAAAAATTCCGGGTCTATTGAATCCATATAAACTAACATTATACCGTTTTTTATAGTGTCGTCCTGCACCAACAGATAAAAATTACTAACTACCTTCCGTATTTCTTTAAAATCGTCGGCCGCCGGCACGAACTTTTCGAGTTTAAGCCACTTATCCACGTTCTTTTCATTGTCGTAAACACATATCGATTCGGTCCGCCCATATTGAATTTCGTGTATCTCATCGAAAACCACGTTCCGGGCCGTTGATATTTTTTCGATTATGCGTTCTGCTGTGGTGTTCGGCCGGCTTCCGCTTGCTATCATCAAAGCAACCAGCTTTTGATAGGTTAGGGCCACGCCCTGAAATTTTGCATTGTGTAAAATACTTGTTACCGGGCACGAATAATAATATTCACAATCTGCACATTTTTCGGCCAAAGGCAAAATAGGCAACCGTTTAAGGTCCGGGCACACCATACACCTTTCTTCGTTTTTTAGACAGTTGTGATTAGATGGTATGTGTATAACATTCTCGTGCTTGCCGGCCATATCTGAAAACTTAACGGCGTCTTTTATAACCGTGTCGTCTGCAATCCTGTTTGTGGGTACAAGAACTAAAAAACTTTCGTTTCTATTGATACTTTCGGCTATTAGCGCCGTTGTGGCCCCGGCCCGCGTGGTCTTATAGGTTATCAGCACGCCGGTTTCATAGGTTTCATAAATCCCGTGCGCCGTCAGTAAACGCGGGTCCGTGTTTATAACTTTTTCAATTGTTAAAACCAGTTTAAAACGCCCCCGTTGTTCTAAGATACGCCACGTTCTTATTTAACGGTTTGCTGTGTACGTTTTTGTTTGTTCCGGTTTAAAATTCTAATACCTTTATAGAAATGCAGCAACCACGATCGGGAAACTTCTTTACGTGGCCTGCCTTTAAAATTTAGGCTATAAAACCGCTTTTTAATGGTCCTGTACTTATTCAATCTTGTTATTATATCACCCTGTAATAATCCTTTAAATCACGATAAAAAACATAGCATGTCGCACACTGTCCCATAGCACCGGGCATTGGGCAGCATGTTACCGTTGCTTTTTTTACAATGTTGTGGACCGGGCACCATATATAACCTTTTTCATAAAGTTTAAAAACATCATAGAATTTTATCAGTCCGCCGTCCATGCATTTTTCAAACTTCCTTATGTTCAAACGAATCTTTCATGCCCCCGCTATCATTTCGTTTCTAAGGCACTTTTTAAGCCCGACACGGCATTTTACCCCCGGTTAATAGAAATATACCGACCCTCATTTGTCCGGCTCTCTCCGTGGTTCTGTATGCTTTGTCGGGCCTAATCTATAAGGATATAGCAAGCACTTTTCCGACGTACACCGTTCAACTTCCGCGTAACTCCCCACACAATTTTTACAATGTCGGTGAATCACCTTTAACAACGAATTAACAGTTATCATTTTTTAATATACCCCCCGTTTTTTAGCCCCGTAAACCACACAAAAAGCCGGGCAATACTAACACACCACCCCGGCCATAAAAACGCCGTGTTGGGCCTCTGGCTCAATCGTCGGGCCCGTTTGGCTCATCGTAATAGTACGGGCTTTCGTCGTTTGTCTGTGTACTGTCAAACAATATTTGGTTATATGCTTCAAAGGTCCCCGGCTCTTCGGTCCGGCCAAAAATCAGATTGTGCAGCCATTTAAAAAAACCCATGTTCATAAACTCCTATTCTTTTTTTCGCTATTTCTAAATATTCTTTTTCAATACGGTCATTTTACAACATCCCGAACGGCTCGTTTAAAAGATTGCAGTCAAAGAAAACTTCTTTATAATGATAACGTAACCATTGCCGGTTGGCCCATTCCATTTTTTTTACAGCCCCGGCCCGGTCGCCGCACCACATTATAAAAACCTTATAATCATATCGCGGCCCGATGCTATTTGCCAACGCATACCGCGACGCCAACGACGCGCCCCGCTGGCCCGCCGGTTTATAGTTTAAAAATTTATCTACAGTACATTCCGCCCCGATTACCATATAAGAACACCGGGGGTCGTCGATGGCCCGCTGACATTCGTTTTTGAATCGGTCCATATCATAAATAAGCGTGTTGTATAAATCGCTTTTTTCTTTGCGTTCCCAAAAAACACCCGTCTGCAACGGTTTAAGCGTTTTTTTATTCATGTAATACGGCAAAAAACAATGATAGTCGCCCGTTTGTTCAAACCCGGTCGCGTCCTTCCTCTGCATTTTGCGCATCTGCTGGCCGGTTTCCTCTTCGGTATACGGGTATTTTTCGTTGGCCGCGTATTCGTAATAAATGGGCACCGACCGCGCCCATTCTCTTAAATGTGTTACTGGCTCGAAGCCTATTGATTCCCTTATAAGTTCGTCGCGGTCGCGCCAACCATACGCCATTATAATTCCCGCCGGATAATGATATAAACCCGGTCCATACGGTCTTCGATTTTTGTGACCCGCGCCAGAATTTCCTCAAGAAGTTCTTTTTCTGTCGGTTCCGGTTTGGGTCGCGGCATTCCAATTGTTGCTTCTTCGGTCACTTTTTCACTTCCTCACAAAATGTTCTTATTGCTGTAAAAATCTTCCACGTTTCATATCTTAATTTCCGTGGTTTCTCCATGTAAATTTCTGTTATTTCCTTCGCTGCTTCCTCTGAAACTTCTATAAAAAGTTTTATTTCCTTCGCCCCCTCTCACCTTCCGCCTGCAGCCGCTTCTTTATACCGTCTGAACTTTCCGGTTTCCCGATCGTATATTATAAGTTCCGCGCCCCACTGCCACACATTGTCGGTATATTTCGGCCACGGCAGCAATGATGATTCCCATTTGCCCCCGTGCCGGCCGACCGCTGTTATAACTTCGTTAAGTTCTTCTAAGTCTACAACGTCGGTTGTTAGCGCCTGCAACTCTGTTAAAAAAACGTCCCGTGTTAAAAGGTAGTTTTCTTTTTCCCGCGCCAAGATTTCTTCAATTTCCGCTATCCGCTGTTTTATGTCGCCCTTTGCGTTTTCCATTTCTACCACTTCCCGGCCCAAATTCTTTTGAAAAGTCTGCTCGCTTAACTTTTTGCATTCGTTTAATCTACCCCCGTGTATAAATAATCTTCCTCTGTTGGTGTCGGCCGTGTTTCCCGTGCTTTCCTTTCCAAAACATCAACGCGTTTCCGCAACGCGGATAACTCGGCCGTTATATAGTCCAGCCTATCAAGTCTATTAACCTGTGTCAATATCAGCACCCCCGTACAACTCTACGTCGTCGTTTACCCCCGCGCCGAGTTTTTTTAGTATGTATTCCATAGCCGCCTTCGGTTCACATGGGCCGCTCGTGTCCTGTGCATGTTCACATATAGCACATTCCCGGCACGCACAGCCGGCCGCCAGTATTCCGAGTACGCGGTGTTTTTCACGCCGCCCCATTTCGTCTATTTGCTCTTTCGTCGGTATCATTCCACATCGTCACCTTCCACACTTAGTTCAAGTGTTTTATACGCAAGCACTTTATAAAAAGTTTCGTATCGTGGTATCCAGCCATGTGCCCGGTCGTCGTCCCGGCCGTTCTCATAAAAAACAAATGCGAATTTCCCGGCCCCGCGTTCCTCTATGTGCCCCACTTCGGCCACGCGGCGGCCCATCAATATTTTATCGCCTTCCTGCAACTTAAACGCCGGTATTACTGCAACGTGCGCGAATATAACCGGCTCATCTATTATCTGTTTCATTGTGCCCCCGTTCCAACGCGCGCCGTATCTTGATTAATTCGCGCAGCGTGATCACACATGTAAAAAAAATCGCGCAAAACGCGAACAAACCAACGGCAGACAATTCTATATAAAGTGTCATGGTTCAACACCTCCACAAAAACTCTAAATCGTCGTCTATAATGGCCGTTACAGTGTTGTCTAATACAAGCATAACGGCGTCGGGCGGCACGAACCACGATGTAAAATCTATTTCACGGCCCGCCGCCGTAAGCCCGCGCCCGGTTTCATCGTCTTTTGTGGCTATCCAGTAGTGCCCGGTTCGCTCAATCGTCGTCATTGTCAAACACCTCATCCAAACATTTTTGACACATTCCCGAAATAGTGTATTCCTTTTTGTCTTGTTCGGTCCTGAAGTCACTTTCTACAATTCTTTTTCTACACGTTGGACAAAAACCAGCTTTTATGTCATCAACGCAATTTGGATATATAAGCCGGGCAAACTCCCATCGGTCGGGGCATTTGTCAAAATCGGGTTTTATAAGCATTATTCCACCCCCGCCGCCGCAAGCCTTATAAGCGCGCTGTCTATGTCACCTATCAACATTTCGGCCATTTCGCTTTCGGCCCCGTTGGAAACACCCACGCTTAAACATTTCCGTAGCTGTGTAAGCGCCCGGACAACTTCTTCCCGGTCAATGTTGAAAACAACCTCGAACCGTATTCCATCAATACTCATGCGTGCGCCGCCTCCCATGCTTTTTTAGCTGTGTTATAACATTGCCGGCACAAATACTTACCCGGCCCACACGGGTTTCTGTAATAATCGTGTTCTCTGTCACATCTGGCACATTGCCAAACCGGTTTGTTTCCGTTCATACCGGGTTCGTTCTCATCGTTCATTCAAAATGCCTCCTTATACTAATATCCTCTATGTGCTGCATGTATTCGACAAAATCCAACAGCGACATACTACTATAAAATAAATTAAATTCGTAGTATATCCGGGCCCGTTCTGCAAGACCCGCCGCGTCATACGGCTTTATATATTGCCTTATTAAAGTGGGTTCAATCAAAGCCATTAAGGCTTCTTGCGTGTATTCCGGCACTGTATCGCCTCCGGTTTTTACTAGCTTGTTATCTCTGAATCCTCATGTGTAACCCTCGATCGGTTCGTATGGTATCGCCTTTATATCGTCGGTCCCGTCGTCGTCCGGGTCGTCGGTGTTTTCCATTAACATTTCAATCATAACCACGCCGCAAATAACAGCATAAGCAAATGCCATCGCCTTCTTTCCGAATTTATCATATACCCGGCACAACATCGTAAATTTATCATCTTCTATGGTGTACTGTTCCATTAAAAATTCAATAATTTCGTCGGTGTTGTCGGGTGCCAGCCCCTCACACACAAATTTATTATCAGATGTGACATATAACCGCTTGCCCGGACTTATTTTTAACTGTTTTATAATCGTGGACATTGTAAACCCCTTTGATAAAAAAACAGCCGGGTTATATTAAACCCGGCCGAGCCATTTTAATCATGTCGTACATAGCCTCTGCTATCGCAATGCCGGCCAAAACGCCTTCTACATACTCTATATACACATCACCATATTTTTTATGTACATCTGATAAAGTATCAATTTTTGTGCGTGGTTCGTTGCCGGTCAAATCTGAAAAAACAAGCATGTCTATAGAATCACGGGCCGCCGCGTCTTTTTCACTTAGTCCCCACACAATAACATCGTTTATGGTTGTTATTACGCGCCCGTTATCAAGTTTAAGCGTCTGTTCTGTCATCGTTTCTTGTCCCCGTTCCTTTTATAACTACCTTCTTTTCTGGCATCTCGGTTGATATCGAATTTATGATGGCATCCAGCCGCCCGGCGTCGGATATTACCGCCAGTTTCATTTTTTTAGTTTCGTCGTCGAACTTTTTAAGATGTGTTTTAATGTAACTTTCTTTATCAAGTCCACCGATGCTTTCCAGAAGGTCGCGTATGGTTAAACACATTAAAAAAAGTTCGCTTGTGGTGCTGTTATATTCTGCACCCAACGAACTTTTAAAAACTTTACGCTGTGCCGACCGGGCTGCTGATACGGTTTTTATGGCGTCCTGCACCGCCGGGCTAAACGCCGTATTATTCGCCCCCGGCAATTCTTTTTATAAATTCTTCCATTGTCTGACTAAAGAACTGCATCCCTAAAAAGAACCACACGGCCCGCTCGGTTATTTCGTCGCCGAGTTTTTCCTGTACCCGCAACAATATGTCAATGGTTGCTTCATGCGCCCGCAGCCCCCCGGCGATAATTTCCGCCGTCGCCCGGTGGGTTTCTGGTGGCACCACGGCTTCGTAGTCCACGCCGCGTTCGGTTGCTTCTATCGTCCGGCCGTCTTTAAATATAACCTTTTTGCCTAATATGGCTTTTGTCCGTTCATCTATCTCTTCCATTACTTTCTGCCTCCATTTGCTGAATTTTATACACTGCACCCCGAAAACTTTGTATAGAACTTCCGGGCCATCTTCCCAAAGATTCGTCGATATCATCAAAACCCATCCGCAAAACTTCGCGCGCATAATAAATAACTGCCTGTTGTATAGACAATTGATACTTTTCAAACATTGTTTTGATGTAGTCCGACGAAACATTAAAAAAAGTTTCGTTTTTCTCAATCATTGTTATCACGTCCTGAAAACAAGCCGCTTTCCGGTCCAGCCGTCCTTCTCCATGTGGTCGTGTATCCTCTTCAGCCTGTCGCCGGCGCGTTCAATTATCGCAAGCATGGGCGGGATTTCGTCGGGGCCAAGTGTTTCTCCCTTCTTAATATAGAACTGTACGCCGTCCCGGCCCGTGATGGCCAGCCCGGTTCCGTCCTCGGTTGCGTAAACATTCGGCCGCCCCAATAGATACTCGGCCGGCAATTCGGACCGGTTAAGGGCCTTAATGGTTTCTACTCTGTACATTCGTTTGTTGTTGTCGTATACCGACACAAAACCAACTTTCAACATACTGTGCCTCCTTTTAGTAATACACTTTAAACTATAACAACATTGTATTTAAATGTTTGTGTAATAGTCACAACATTTCACCGCGTCGCCCGCTTACATTTTAATTTTAAGGCACTTTTTATGCTCGTGGCTGCGTTCTACCCCCTTAGTAATACAAACATACCAGCCACAAATAAAATCCCCGTACAAGTCGCCCGGCTCAATCCTACGGCCCATATAACCCCCGGCACTAACGCCCCACACAGCCACAAAACGGCCGGGGTTTCCAGTGGAAACAAAGGTACTATATAAACTTTTTATAAAACCACAATTATAATTACATGCAACCAAACACGGGTGGGTTTTTTATTACATCATAATTTTAATTCATCTGAAATTTGAAAAAAAGTCCCTATATATTATACTATAGGGATAAATTTAAAAATTTCAGATGAACAATATTTATACGGTTATAATAACGCCAGCCGGTCTTGATATGCTTTTTAATATATTAAGCGGGATATAATTTTTTATATACTTGGCCGCTACTGTACAAAATTGTGTCTGATTGTGCCGGCTAAGTTTACAAGGTATGCAATTATTTCCGCGTGGCCCGGCCGATAGTTTCCCAACTGTAGGACCGTGTGTGCGTTGTCTTTTTCGATAACATGCTGCACCCGGTTTACTCTGATATTATCCATAACGCGCCGGCCGTTTACTATCTGAGAAGGTACATTAACCTGTACTAAATCGCCGGGTTCCGCCGCCGGTTTCAAATACAAGGTTGCGTTGCCTGTAACTTCCGGTTCCTGTCCCAATAAAAAAAGCGCGCGCGCAAGTTCCCGGCACATTTCGTTAGTTTCAATGCTCGTGTCGGTTTCTAAAATGTCCCGGTCGCCCACACCGCCGCCAATAAACGCGCTTCTCTGCACCGTGCCTTCGGCGCCGTAAACTGTAACAGAATGTACCATGTCGGTTAAACTTGTTATAAAGTCGCTTGTGACGTAGTCCCGGCTGCCCTCTGCAACACGATATTTTTCCGTTGGTTCAGTTGGTATTGGTTGCCAACTTGCGTATAAATTTTTTAATGTGTTGGTTTCGTCATAATATGGAATAACATCGAATTTATATTGTAACAGTTCGGCCTTTTCCATAAAGTTTAGAACATCCTTAAAATATGTTGCATCGGCCTTTACATTGTAATTTTGTAAAACGGTTCCTTCATAATTTATATATGTTGCCCCGGCCCGGTCGGCAATGGTCGTTAGTTCGGGCAAAACCGTTTTTATTATGGTCCCGGTATCAACATTAACAAAATTATAATTATTCCGTATAAGTCTATTTACAAGTTCCAGCCCATGCCCGTACGCCGTTATATCGTATTCGATGCTTGTTGCCCCCGTCCGGCCCGCAATTTCTTTTATCCGGCCGCTAAATAGTTCTTTCCACACGCCGCCGGGTTCCATCACCTGCAGCCGGATAATATCATTTCCGCGCGCTGTTGGTACCGATGTGTATTGAAACCCGGCGCCCATGACCGCCAATTTTATGTTAGCCGTCGGGCAAACCCACGGGTGCGTTTTTGTTATTGTTGCGCTTAATAGTTCGGGATAATACATATCATAAGGATATGTCGGCCGCTGTATAATGGTTCTGAATTTCATGCGTTTAGCCCAACTTTCGTTCTCTGAACTGTAAATCGATACGCGCCGCCGCGTAAACGCCGCTTTGCTGTTCCAATACAAGCGTATTGCTGCCTTGTGTAAGGCTTATTAGCTGTGCGTCGTTGGTGTCCAGAACGGCGCTTATCTGAAGGTCGTTTATATATACGGCCGACATCATATCAGAATATATTTTTATCCAGATAACCGTTTCGCCGTCAAAATAGACGCCGCCGGCCGCCGATTTTAGTTCGTATGTGGTGTCGGTGTTTTCTATAAGTTCGTCGTCAATGTCCCAAAATTTCGTGGGTGTTTCGCCGGTCGTGGTGTCCTTTGCTACCATGACCCGGCCGCCGCCGCCGTAATTCGTGTCCTGTTCAAAATCCAGCCTTATCGTTGGGGTTCCAACAATTGGATATAACACCGGAATTTTATATATAACGTAGCCGCCCGGCATCATTGCCAGCCAATTGTGCGCGCTCTGAACCACGACCAAAGAAGCATTATAAGAATCTGCTTTATATTTATAGGTTGTATAATTATCTCTGTATGTATAGCTACCGGTTCCATCTGCATTAATAACCACAACGGCGCCCACGGGTAAACACGATGCAAGGTTTTCTTTAATGTTCGGTTCTACGTCATTATATAACGCGGCGTTTGAAACGTGCCCATATCCCTCGAAAACCATGTGTGGCGCGGTCGCGTAAATTTCGTACCCGTTCCTGACGGCATAAACATATTCGTTTAGCGCGTCGCACATCGAAAAAGACACATTGCCGCTGCCCGTACGTGTTATTTCGATATAATAATATTGCAGTGGATGCAACTTTATGTGTGGTGTGGCCGGAACTTCGTTTGCGCTCATGGTAAAAACAACGTCGCCTGCCGCTGATATTGTCGCGCTGCCCTGTCCCAATAACGTCGTTTTTTCTACACTGTCGTATACACTACATAAGAAAGTTCCGGCGGTTGTTACTTCCCTAACATGTGTTTTTATGGTGTCTACGGCCACGGGCAACGGGCAATCGATTATAAATTTGTATCCAATGTTATATGTCCCGTCTACTTGTCCGAGTTCCTTTGTAAGTGGACCCGGTGTTGCTGTTGCCGCAAGACCCGCACCACTCTTTGCAACTATTTGTGATGTCGGCACATCTGTATCATATAATAAAAGTTTTACACGTCCGCCCCCGCCGGCACCCGCGTATTTTACCAGCGCGCCGTATGCGTAAGCCGTGCCGGCGCCGCCGACCGCGTATATCGTGGACCCGGCCGACATTTCAAGTTCTTTTGTTATTAAAAGTATGCCGCCGCCACTACCGGACCCGCCGCGCCATGAACTGTATATTTCGCCGCGCGTGCCGTTGGCGGTTATGCTTCCGATACCTACCAACCTTATAAACTCGGCCCTTAGAATAATGCATCCGCCGCCACTTCCGCCGTTACCGGTCGCGCCCACGGTGCCGGGCCCCGCTGCACCGCCGCCACTTCCGAAAGTTATATCTGTATAAACATTTGTGCCGTATACGGTCCCGCCGCTGTCCGGCGATGTTGCGTAGCTTCCGGGTTCACCTATCCAGCCATATCCCCCACCGCCGCCGTATCCGTTTGTAACGCCTTTACCACCGCCGGGCCCGTTACCATTTGTTAAGCCGGCGCGGCCGCCGATGTATCCTTTGCCCGTGGCTGTTAGGTTTCCGCCTATTTCAATAGTCCGCGCCCGTATTTCCAGCGCCGTTCCTTCGCTTGCTGTCATATCTGATTGACTAACAGTTGCGCCCGATGCTATGACAAAGTGCCTTATATTGTAGTGTAAGCCGTTTATAATCGTGCTGTCTGTAATATACCAATCTTCGCCGCCGTGGTCGCCGCCGCCTTCGTTGGTCCACTGTTCTATATATTCGACGGGTACTGTTCCGGTTCCTGTCTGTTTGTAATATGCATATATCTTTATCCGGCCTGCTGCACCGCCGCCGCCGGTGTAATTGTAGGTCGCCATCCCCGTATTAAATGGAAATGTCACCGGGTCGCCGCCGGTTGCTTCAATTACCGAACCGCTATCAACCGTTAGTCTTACGGCAACTATGAGTATACCGCCGCCGCTACCGGACGCCCCGCGCCATGTTGCTGTTGCCTGTCCCGTAACGGTTCCGGGGTCGCCGGACGGTATAAGCGCGCCCGGACCGCCGTTGGCCTGTATAATTCCGGTGCTTCCTATTGTGATGTTGTCGCCCCTTAGAATAATGCACCCGCCGCCCCGGCCGCCTTTGCCGACCTGTGCATCTGTGCCTAAATCATAATTTCCGATAGCACCGCCGCCGCTGCCGTGTGAAATGTCGTCGCTTCCATACGTACCATAAGGCAAACCAGCATAGCCGGTATACGGCCCGCCGGGTTCCTGTCCCGCCGTTGAATAGCCTGCACCGCCACCGGTGCCCCACGTCCGATGGCCTTTACCGCCGCCGGGCCCGTCGCCGCGTCCATCCACCGACCCGCGCCGGCCGCCGTGATATCCGGTTTCGTTTCCGTTAAGCGTGCCTTCTATAAGAATATTTTTTGCGCGGATATCAATTTTTGTAAGCATTTGGATAGCGGATTCGGCTTCGGTGTTGTCCCTGAGATATACGCTTATATTTCTTTGAATGTGGAATGTTCCAATATTATAATGATACCCGGATATTATCGTATTGTGTGCCGGCGACCAGTCGTCGCCCCCATGGTCCCCGCCGCCAATGTCCGTCCATGCCATATTAAGTCCACCTGTCGCCCGATGTGTAAAAAGCGTGTTTTTCGCTGCTTGCTGTTATAGTTATGTCCATAATTGCGCCGGCGCTTTCCGTTGCTGCTATTAACCTTTCGTCGTCGTCCTGTGAAAACACCGCTGGGTTATCTTCGATCAGTTTTGTAAAAAGTGAAACGCTCGTCGCGTATCTATACGGCCCTTCCGTTATTGCTTTAACGTGCCACGGGTAAGAAGTAGCAAAACCGATTGCCTCTTCCTTTGTAACTTCCTCAACCTTTATGTAATACATCCAGCCGGTGTTGAATATAAGCAAATTGAAACCGTCTTTTGAAAATTCTTTTATAACTCTTTCGCGTGTGGCGTCTGTCATTTCGTCGCCGCGAATCTCAATTGTTAGCCCGTCCCAGCCCATGTCTTTTATTGGGTTTATGTTGCCCCCCGGTACTTTTTGCCGGCTTCTTATGTGTGTAAGCACAACATTAAACGCCGTCACGGTGCATTCAATACCGTTAATAGTTACGGCCGGCGGCACCGCGTAAGTACCAACAACAACGGCCGGCGCCCCGGTTTCGTCTAATGGTGTAAATCCACGGGTAACAACCAAAACTCTTAAAATTTCTGAACTTTCTATTCCACCCGTGGATATTGCAAATATGTTTACCATGTTATCGAACCGTCGCGCTTGTTTTTGCCCCTATTGCGGTTATAACCTGTTTCGAGAAGTCATAAGATACGCGTTTCAGGTCGCCGCTGTTGTTAATGTCGCCCGTTGTTATGTTCTGTGTAACTGTTATGGTTTGTGGCTGTGATGTCCGCCCCGCGTAAACCGTGCCGGTGTAATCGGGATTATATGAGCCGCTTTTAATTAAATCCTGTTCCAGTTTCATTTCTTCCAATGTTTGCCGGCGCGCGGCGGTGTTTGCTGCTGTTGCCGCCGTTGATTGGCCCAACGCGGCCGCGTATGCCTGCTCGGCTTCTGCAGCCCATTGTGCCGTTAAACCCGCCTCGGACCACGCCTCCGCAGCCGACGCCGCCGCGACGGGTATTGCTACCCCTTCTTTTTTGCTTTCGGTTGTAAGGTATTTTAGAAAGCTGCTTACCTGTGCCTTTGCTTGTGTTACGTCCGCCCGCACGCGATAATCGACACTAAAACCCAACACACCGCCGATTCTGTCCAACAACGACAAAACCCGGTCGACGCTGTCTATTGCTGTGTTTATCATGTTGTAGAAATATGTAGACACTGCATAATAAACATATTTTGCCATGTCTACAATTTCGTCCAAATGTCGCCACGCAATGATAACAGCACCGATGGGCCCGGTTAAAGCCAATGTGGTATCTGATAACCCATTAATCCAACGCGACGCGGTATCTATTGCTTCCGGTACTTTTATTTTTAGCCAGTTATATAAGTTACCGCCGACCAATAGTAAAAAGTCCATAGCTTCGGACACAACACCATATCTTTTTTCAAGAAGATATAAAATACCAATGACGGCTGCAATGGGCGCGATAATAGCAAGATACGGCGCCACGGCTGCCCACGACGACGCCGCAAATATTTTTTGTATAGCCGCCAATGATTTTAAGCCCGTGGCCATCGGGCCAACCATCATAAGCACCGGGCCAATGGCCGCCGCAAACCCTAACAGCCCAATTATACCCAACTGAACCGGGCCCGGCAATTCTCCAAACGCCGTTCCGATGCTCTTTACAGTCGGCGTTACCACGTTTTGAATTAATGGAACAATTGTATCTTTTAACAACGGAACCATAACATCTTTCAATGTCGGCAAAAACGCCCCGCCAATTTCAATCGTGGTCGCCGCAAACGCCGCTTTTATTTCGTCCATTGAACGGCTGGCGGTTTCCTGCATCTGTTCATAAGCTGTTTTTGTTGCGCCGGTCGCGTTTGCTGTATCATCCAAAATATCTATGAATTGTTCATGCATGGAACCTGTTAGCGCCATTGCGGCCTTTCCGGCTTCAATAGACCCAAAATAAGACTCGATACCCGTTCCGGCCTCTTCGGCGCTCTTTTTCATAAGCATTAAGGCTTCGTCTACCGTTCCGCCGGCCGCTATAAAATCCTTAAAAGACTTGCCGGTCAATTCTTTAAACATCTTCCCGGCTTCGCCGCTTTCCTTCGCAAGTTCACTAAAAACCTGCCCCAATTGTGTACCGGCGACCGCCGTTGGTACCCCGCCCAAAGTTATCGCAGCCATTGCGGCCGACACTTCTTCAAATGAAACACCCAACGCCGCCGCTATCGGGTTCACATGATAAAGGCTTTGTGACAGTTCGGGTATGGTTGTTTGGCCCCGGCGCATAGCGGTAAACATTAAATCGCTTGCTTTGCCTACGTCCATAACGTCGGCGCCGTATGCGTTCACGATAGAGGATAGACCATAGACGGCCGTGTTTAGGTCCGTGGCACCGCCTATTGCGTTTTGTGATGCTGTTCTTAAAAAATCAAACACGTTTTCTGGCGGTATACCCGACGAAATGGCACTGTATAAAGCCGGCACAATTTCTTCTGGCAAAATACCCATTTCTTGAGAGAGTTCTAATACATCGCCCTGCATTTGGCCCATAGCTTCTTTTGAAATTCCCGGCAGAAGTGTGTAAACTTCAGCCATCTGTTTTTCAAAACCGGCGGCCTTGTTGGTCATTAGACCAATTGCACCAACGCCCGCCATTATGGGCGCCGTGACGCCAACCGTTAGCCCCTGCCCGATAGTCGAAACTCTGCTGCTAAAAGAATCTATTTTTCGCCATTCGGCGTTTATGTCGTCGGACACCGTCGATTGTAAACCAAACAGCACCGCCACTTCGCCTAAAATACCAACGGCCATTTAAATTTCTCTCATCTTTTTCTTATACAGTTCTTCTTCCCGCCTGCATTTTTCAAGATACGCCGCCAAACAAAACACCCGGTCGGGTTCCGGCATGTTCCTATATTGTTCCGGCGTTAATTTCAGATGTCCCAACAACGCAAAGAAATTTTGACCGATGTTACTTTTTGCGAAACGATGCAGCATCGGCGGCCTGTGCAGCGTTTTCGATAGCAAGCGCCTTAATCAATACGACAAAATCCGCTATACTAAAAAGCCCGCTTTTGAAAAAATCAACATCGAGCGACGCATCCATGCAAACGTCTGCAAGTATTGTGTATAGTTCCATTTCGTCGTTTTCGGCCGCCTGCCCGGCCATCATCTTTCCGGTTATCTTTTGCAGCGTTTCAAGCTCGGCGACAAAGGGTATCCGCATAACGATTTCTATTTCGCCAACTGAAGATTTAAACGCGGTCGTGGTTGTTTGTTCCCAGCCGCGCATCATCAGCTTTTCAGCGGTCGTTAAATCTTTTATATCCTTTTGTCTTATAGCATCCATCCGCTGCTTTATTTTTGCAGTGATACCGGTGTTTTCTAAATGTTGTTTATTGCTCATTTAAGCCCCTCATGCGGTCGGGAATTTGGTTAATATAACGCTGTCCACGGCGAATTCAAGGGCCTCTGTGTAGAAGTCATCCACCGGCTGGTTAAGTGTTATATTGTTCGCGGTTGCGTTGTATGCAAACCATTTCCTTTTTAGCACGCCGGCGGCGTCTATCTCTTCGCCCATGATACAGCCGATCGTATTAAATGCATGATAAGCATTGGTCCATTTTATTAGACTGTCCTCATCTGTTCCGCCGTCGCCACACGCAAGCGTTATAAGGGTTAAATCATACTGCACCGCGTCAAGTGTCATTGTGGTTTTAATTGCGCCGACCTTCTGCAATTGTGTAGACTGTCCCTGTACACTTGTTCCTTTTGTTTCCGCCGACATTGGGATATTAACATCTTTACACGTCGCGATATGAACAAACGGGGTTGCCTCTGTTTCAACATCTATGTACTGTATTACCAGCACGTCGTTTTCTGCAATTATGCCAGTTTCGAACAAAAGTTTGGGTGTGTCCGTGGTGTTCGTTGCCGCTGTTGAACCATCGCTCTGCACCTCACGAAACGCGACGTAAGTTCCGTTTTTAGTTGCGACCACGCTTCCATATTCTGCATCTTTCGCTAACTCGATAACCTTTGCCGCCGCTTCGCCGCTCGTAACCGTCCGGGTTTCTGCAGCCGGGGTTCCGCCCGCGTACCACTTCACATCGGCCGAATACGGCGCAAGACTACCGACCGCCACACTCGAAGATTTTATTGACATTCTATTGGTCCTCCTCTTTCTCAATATTTATTAATTACTGTTATATATCTTTTTTGATGTAAAAATTACATGATAGCATTGGGCGGCCTTTTTCGTCGGTGCCCATATTCATTACACTGCCGGCGGCGTCTATCGATTTATATTTATTGGCCCCGACGGTAAACGAATTTTTACCATGCAACAGTTTAAAAATGTTATATATCTTTGTTTCTGCAGCCGCGTATCCGTCGGTTGCCCCTCTCACGCGTACCTGTAATCCGGGCGTTTCCATGCGCGGGTTTCGCCCCGCCGGCCGGCCCTGATATTGATATAAACATGTGCATAGGTCCGGGTTATCTGGCATATTGCTATAAAATAAATCCGTGCCGGCCGTTCCATAGCCCCCGGTTTGAATTATACTTACAATATCCGCCAACATTCCCATTTAACCAACCCTGTTTATAATGTTCTGTATTAACCGGTCCCGGCGTTCGTTCACCGGGTCTTCTAAAAACTTAGCTTTTCCGACGGGGTGCGCCACTTCCAGCCGTTCGTGGACATAGATAGCATATTCGGCACCGTAGCCCAGCCGGGCCTTTAATACACCGGGCGCCTTGTTTATTTCAAGGCTGGCCGACCCCCTTAAATTACCGGTTTTTACGGGCGCCTGTTCAACGGACACGCTTAACAAATCTTCAAGTTCATTTGTAAACGCCTGTTTTGTTTCGTCAAACCTTTCGTTACAATACTGGCTAAGTTTTCTTTTAACTGTATCGAGCCCAACAATCTGAACTTTTTTAACTTTCCATGCTTTCATGTATAAACCACCGTGTAAAATACTTTGCCTGCCCCGTCGCGAACTTTCCCAACGTCTTTAATAAATGCATACGTGCTATCGGGCATTAAGATTTTTGAACGGTTGTCTATTGTTATATCACCGTCAATATATAATTGGGAATTTGAAACTATTATTTGGTTGTTGGCATCTCTTATATAATGTCTTTTAGAAGATAACCTACAAAAATATTTTACGGCAGAACCATAACTAAAACTGCCATCGGCGGCGGTTGCTGAGTATGGATAGATAGAAATTTCAGTGTGTGTTAAATGTCCAATTCCCATAATATAAAGCCGCCTACATAGCATTTTGTATAACCGTGTATAATATCGTAATAACCCACGCAATTATGAGATATACAACTTTATCATGTTTTGCATCAATCTTCTCAATAATTGTGTTTTGCTGTCGCCCGATTGTTTTTATTTCTTCGCGAAATTCCTTTGCGAAACATTCAAAGTTTTTGTGCATTTCGTCTTTTAAGTCCATTTCAAGTTCGGCGCGATACATTCCGCACCTGTCACCCGTGACCGGGTCGCCGTTGCTCATATCATACCCCCGATGCTGTTTCTATCCAATGGGAAACCGCCCGTATCCGTTCTCTCAACTCCCGCGCTTGCCTGCACGTCGCCGCCCAAACCCTGTAACATTCCTTCGAACATAACACGATAAGAAGAGGTTGCGCCGGGCGCGCGTGTATATGAATAATCGCCTATATGTTCGCTCTGCATTTCGTATTTTTGTTTTTTAACCTCGAAAACATCCAAAATTAATAGAGCATGTAACATGTCCTTAACTTCCGAAGAAATGTTGGCCGGTACCCGGCGGTCCACTTCGTCGGCCGTTAGCGCCGCGTATGCGCTGAATTCGGCTTCTGTCATATCGCCGCCTTCGTCGGCCACGGTATATTCTGAAAAAAGTTCTATTGTGTCGCCCGATACCGTCATATAAATTATTCCTCCGGCTGTTCCACACGTGGCAGGTTTGCGTTCAGGTTCCCAACTGCACTAACCATTTTAGACAGTCCACCATTTACACCCACACCGAACATAAAAGCCCTAAACAGCGTCCACAATGTTACAGCCGCTTCTGCATCGTTTTCATACACTGCAGCCGCCGTGGACATTGTAAGAAGGGTTAAAAGAATATAACCGGTCTTTATTTCGGTCGTCTTTGCTTTCGCTGCATCAATGGCCCGTTGGTTGATATAACCCAACGCCATAAAAAACGCGGCGCCCGCCATCGCAACCAGCGCTAAAACGACATTAGCTTCAATCATTTCTCTTTCACCTCTTTTTCTTGCTCTTCCGTATCTTGTTGAAATAAGATGCAACCACGGCCGACGCGGCCACGAATGAAGCAACCACGAAACTTTCAACGACCCATATCAATTCTTCAATTTTTTCAACTGTTGTTATTATCCACGTTTTATCATCCGTGCCAATATCAACTGTTAAATTAAAGTCTGTAAGTCCACTTTCGTTAAAAATGTATTCTGCATACGTGGTCGTGTTGTTATACTGTACCGGGGTACTGTTCAACAACCAAACAAAATTTACCGGTCCGTCTGCCGTTGCTGTAAATTCTTTGTTTGTGCTGTTCTTAACGGTTTGTGTTAAATCCGTCGGCGTCCACTGTGTTAAAGTGTTCGGGGTAACTGTGATAAACCACATTTCCGAATCGTTATAAGTAGACGCTGTTAAAGCAAATTCGCCAAGTTCCGTTCCTTCAAAAACATATCCGGCTGCCGTGGTGTTTAAATCGGTTTCCACTTCACCGTCGCCGATACTCCAAATAACATCGGCCAAAGCACCGGTCGTAACATTAAAATTATATTCTGTTCCTAATGGAATTGATATGTTTTGTGTGGCCGGCGACGTGGTTATAAATTCGGTTGGCTCATCATACAACATTGTAACATTGTAATAATATGTTGTATCTTCTTCAAGTTCGCCGGTCGTTATGTGCAAGTTGTCGCCTATTAACAACACGCTGGCGCCGGGGTCTGTGCTTTCGATGGACGGTGTTTGTAGGTGGTCGCCCGATACCATTTCATATAGTAAATCGGCTTCGGTAACATTGTTTTGTGGGGTATATTCCATATACAGTTTGTAATCTACTGTGTAATTAATATCCTCCAGTGTCTTGGTGTAATCGTTTGTAAACAGCCCGATTAATCTTACGCTGTCCGTTCTGGCCACGTTGGATTCTATCAAAACCCCGGTCGTATTTGCCGGGGCCGTTACGCTCTGGTTTGTACTCAAAACCGGTGTCGGTGTACCGCCCGGAAGTGCTGTTAGTTTTATACCGTTGTACCCGTGTGTAAATACGCGGACGTCGTCGGCTGTCAGCAATCCTTCATACAGTCCGGCCATGTCCAAAACACCGTTTAGATAATAATACGTGGTTGCGTAACGCCGCCCAACTCTGAACACATTTGTTTGTACTGTTTCGTTCATCGGGTACGCGGCGACCGACCAATTATTTAATGAAGCATACCACGATTGGTCGGCGGTGCTGTCGTTGTTTATATAGTGCTTGGTTTCATGTGTATATGTAGACGTGTGCCCGCCGCCGGTTGCGTTTCTATAGTCGGTTGTACAATACTGTGTGGCCGATTCAAGATAATAAATCCAAACGGCCGTTGCGGTGTCCAATGCTGTGTCTGTGTTATCCACATATACATAATCGCCGTCGCCGTCGAAATCCAATGCACCCAAAGCCTGCCCGTTCCGGTCGTTCACGTAAACCCCGCTGCCGGCCACGGTTCCATGAAAACCGTTTCCGGTTATATCATTGGAATTATTATTAAAAGTCCACACAATAAACCAGTCGTCCGGGGTGCCGGGGTATGTCGAAATATTGCTTTCGTCCCATTCCATATATGCCGGCGGGGTTTCGATTAAACCATAAATTAAACTGCTGCCCGTTATCGAAAATGGAATTTCCGTGCTTCTATAATCGATGTTCTGAACGGTTTTATCATAATACCCGGTCGCGCCGCCAATGATGACTTCTGAAACATCTGTTTCAAGTTCAATGTATCCGGTCTTGCTGTCTACAACGTCGGCAGTTTTGATAATTTTTACACTGTCGATAATCCCGGCGTTCGTTACGTGGACATAAGAAAATTCTTTACCATTGTAACCGGGTAACTTTTTTAATACGTTTTCATGGAATTTAAGTTTCACCCGTTTATCTACTTTCTCTTTATCATATATTATAAGAAGTTCATCGGTTTTTTCTATCCTGAATTTACTGGCGTCTTTTGTGGTTATTTGAATTTGCCCGACAAACGCGGCCGGCGCGTCGTTAATAGTTTTATACTGTTCTCCGGTGTCGTCTTGCCGGCGGTCGTCGGTGCCTGTGATCAGACCCGGACCGGCCGCCCCGGCTAATGAACTTAAAACAATAACAAAAGTTAAGAACAACGCGGCGGCGCGTTTAATCCGGTCGAACATCTCCATTATGCCTCCTGCAAGCCCTGTATATATGCATTCCCGGCGGCACCCAACTTTAAAACAACGCGTGTCGGTGTGTTTGTAACCGGAATCATCATTGCTATGGGGTTCCATTTCGCGGCCATTGTTGCATCTAAGTCCAGCCGTTCGTCTGTCGCGTATGAATACGCAAGCCCGCCGGACACCCAATCGGCCAACGGTTTAAACTCTACCTGAACTTTTAGTGTGTCGGCGCAATCTGTCATAACGGCAAACTGAACTAAATAAAAACTTTTTGAACCGTCTGTGTCGATATAAAATTCGGCGTCGCCCGCCTCTGCAAGTTCGACGGTGTAGATTCCGCGCCCGGACACGTCCACTTCGCCGATTTCTTCTACAAGTGTGCATGTTACGTTGTCGCCGTCGTCATCCGTAAAAACGATCGGGGTATATGCGTATTTCGGTTTGTACCACACTAAAAATTTAGCAAGTAAACCGTCTTTGTATGCTGTCACATGCACTTCATTTGAATTTGATAACAGCGCGACGGCGTCGCTTGCTTCTTTTAATGTGCTGTACGTTTCTACTATGTAACCCGTCATTATATCCACCGCCCGTCGCTATCAGTCGGCCATCTGATACAATAACATTACATCATAGTGCCCGGTCCCGCTGCTGCTTCCGGTTGCTGTGATTTTAAGGTTTAGCGGGGTGCCTGCAGCCAACGCGCTCTGTCCGGTTTCAACTGCTGTGCTGTGGACCGCCTTTGCGCTTTCGCCGGCGGCAGTCAGCGTCCGGCCGAACCTCTTGACAGGGCTGGTCGCGTTGTCGTATAGTTCAATTTTGCCGTCTGTGGTGTCCTTTACATACGCCTCGTTGGCTATATCATACATGGATAATAGTGTTATATCATCCGGCGCTACAAACACATTGTATATGGTATAACCGGACCCGTCGGCCACGTCCGCGCCCGTTGTTGCCAGCGCGGTCCGGGTGCCCAGCCCGATAGTCAGATGTGCGATTTTGACTTTGTGCAAGTCGATTTCTGCATCTATCAAAGAAAATTCTGTATATAATTTCTTGGACAGTGTCCCGCTTTTCATTGCAAACTGTCTTGTACTTTTTGCTGTGTATGTCATAAATATAACTCCTGATGTTTTTCAAGGTACTTGGAAAGTCCCATACAAATTAAAACAGGTGAAGAAAATTAAACCTGTTCATACTCCACTTGATGCATATAGCAAGCCGTAGCTTTCCGCGACGCTGAATTTGCCCTCAAACCAAAACTGCATGACGGTGTCGTGGGATTTATCTTCCTCGTAAACATTGTAATGCATACCGTAGTTTGGCGCGGTCACTATCTGTTTTGCGCCGCCGACAATGGTTTCATATTTCACTTCCGGGATGCTGAATTTGGGGTCGTTGTAATAGTGGAGTTCCACGGCCGGGTTATTCCGGTCCATGCCCAATATTGCTCCCTCGTCCAGCCCACTTATAACCGCGTGAACTTCGCCAACGGTCGGCACAAAAATATTATCTTGGTCTACCGTTGGAACACCCATAAGGTTTTGCATCTTCAAGAATTCCACATCAACTCCCAAAAGATATTGGCGCAGTTCATAGAAGTTAGTATCTTCCAAAAACACATCGGTCAGCCTGTATGGATAACCGGCTCGGCGCATGTCTTTTTGAAATGCCACAAGGTCTTTTATGGGCGTTGCTTCGTCGCTACTCCATACGGCGGACGGGCTAAACGTGCTTGTGCTTCCGGCGCCGGCCTTTGCAGCAACCAGCCATTCGTTGTTGATTATGTACGCCATCCAATACCCGGCGGTATTGAATGCTCTCATAATTTCGCTTAGTCCGGTCGGCTCTTCCCTGATAATATCGTGTGGTATCCTTATAGAAAAACCACGCTTCAAGGTCACGTCGGCCCCGTAGCTTCCGCGCCCGATATTGATTTCGGGCAGGTCAGAACCAATAATCGCCAGCGGCAGCCCGGTTGGCTTATTTGCGTCGCTTGATGCCCCGGTGCCGTCGTACCTGTACAAAAACGCCTTTCCTTTTTCGGGCACCGGCACCGCGTATTGCATAAAACGCAGATGTGTTTCCGCTATCTTATACGTAAGACCAAGCGCGGTTCCCGCTTTTAAAAACCTGTCGTAAGTTCCGTGTACTTCACCCATTGTTTAAGCCCCCGTTGCGGCTATTAACAGCCCGGTTATGCCTACCAGCGCGTTGTATTCGTCGCCGTCGGTTCCGGCCGCCACGTAATGCAACGGGACAACACCGACGCCGCCGCTTGCTTCTGAATCGAAACATAGCTTGTGGTCGGCCAGCATACTTGTTATATTAAGTTTCAAAGTTGTTCCCACGCCCGGCACACATGCATTTGAGCCATTGCACATTATAGTAGCTTCCTGCACGGTGTTAAACGCCCACAATTCAACTTCTGCAATTCTGAAATATTTGCCTGCAAGCCTTTCGGCCAGTGTGTCGGCTGCGGCGCTTGTTGCGGGTTTGTTTAGAAACTGTGGTGTACTGATCACGCGCCCGATAACCAGCGTTTCGGCGTTCACGGGCCGTTCAACCAGAATATTTCCACCGGTTGCGCTGTACGTGTTGGCCGTGTCGTTTGATATTGCCACTATATCGCCTTCAGCAATTGCGGCAGCGAACGTGTACACCGGCTGCGATTCTCCCAATGCATCATAGCCGGTTGCCACGGTTATGGCGCCTTCGTCTAATATGGCCGTAAGTCTTGGGCCGCGCGGTCCGTATTCGCCGGGAATGGCTACTCTTCCATCTGTCATTTATTACACACTCCTTATGAATAGTTTTTGAAGTTCGCGCTGGCTTTTGATAGTGTCATCGACCGGCTGACCGTTCAAAAATTCTTCGCCTTCCTCTTCCTTTTTCGGCGCTTCCTTCATGTTTTTAAACATCTTTAAACTGAATCCGGCGGGGTCGTCTGTCCATTCCTTTTTCAACTGTTCCTCGGCGCCTTCCGGTTTCAGCATTCCGATAGGCAGCGCGGTTTTGATTTCCTGCCATTTTGCGTTTAGCTTCTCAACTTTTGCTTCGTCCTCTGCTTTGCGATATTCTGCAATAACGCCGTCTGCCTCCTGCAGCCGGGCCTTCAAAGTGTCTATTTCTTTTTTAAGTTCTTCTAACTGTCCGTCGGGTTTGACTTCCGGCGGCTTTCCTTCCTCTCCCATGTGTTCGCCCTCCGCTTCTTTAAAAATTTCTGGTTGTTTAGCACCGTTAAAAATTGTACGTATGCCCTCCAAAAGTTCATCGAGTTTGTGTTTTGCATTAAGAAAACCGGACCCCCGGTCCACCGGGACGGCCAGCCCCTCTTCCACAAAAACCAGTAAATGTTGGGGTTTAATATTTTTTACCTGTCCGTCCACAACACTTCCGAAAAAACCTGTTGATAAAGACAATTTCCCACTGTTGATAAATTCGTTTAATTCCTGTTGTTTTTTCGTGAATGTTGGTTTCGCAAGTAATTTGGGGTGTCCAGTTACTTCAATTCGTGGAGATGTTACGTATCCAACAATTTCTCCATTTATTTCAGCCAGTGCATCATCAACATTCTCTTCAAACTTCTTTGGGTTGGGGTGCCTCTGTGCATAAATAATTGGAATGTTGTTCCAACCGTCTAAATTTTCCTCAAAAGAATCAACTGGGTAAAAATCACCACCAATATTTGCATTTAATGTTTGAAGTATAGCATCATGCGACTCTGTAAAGTTCCCTTTACCTTCAAACATTTTATCGTCAGTAGTTACCATAACATCACTGTAAGAATATTAACATCAACAACTATATAAATATTGTGCGAAAAAACAGATAAGTTTGGAGTTGTTGTGTAAAGCACCACGGCACACCGTTTTTAGAAACCACTATCAAGCGGCGTATGCCCTTTAAAGCCAATTTAAAGCGATTTGAGAGGGGGGTTTATATACCCCCTTATATTAGTATGGGAAACTTTTTTTCGTCGATTCGGGCGCACTGCTATCGATTATGTTCTCAAAAAAGTTTAAAGGTGAGGACATTGTAAACTTGCTCTGGTTTTTTATGTCGGAAATACTGTTGCATACTTCTTAATACAGTTGTTTTATCCACAACGCTTGATATAAAAACAGCAGGTGTTGTGGTGTATAAGTTTGTAGCATTGTTTATAGTGTTTATAAGGTTACGCGCTTAATTACAATCGTAAATATTTCAAAACATGTTTTAATAAAACGCATTGGTATAAAAAATGGGAAGTGTTTTAATAAACAACCATCAAATTATCTTTATCACTTTTTACATATTCGTCGGTTTTTTCAACTGTTATTTTTTTTATGTGCCCGCCCAATTCTTTTATGGCTTTCCGGGCCATTGCTTCAACCGGGGCGGGTGTGTATCCTTTTATGCTGCCCGGCCCGGCGAGCCCGGTTAATAATGCTGTCAGCGCCGGGTTGTCCGATGACCAACCGGCGCTTGATATTGTGGCTTCTGTGCCTAACAACTCTATAATTATAATCATGCTGTGGCCCCCATTAATAGTTAGTTGTTATGTAACTGTTGGTATATATAACTATCTCAATTCATTGTTCTTATCAACCATTTAAAAAATTTATTGTGCTGTACAATTAATGTTTCTGGTTCGTCGTATAGCATCTCCATGCCGTAGCTTATCACTTCGGTACTGCCCGGTTTCGTCGGGTCGCGGTCGCCGGGCGTGTTGTAAAATTTGCCCATATAAGAATGTGGATAATTACCAACGTAAGCAACTTCCGAAGCATCGTAACTATTTATACCCGTTATGCTCGATAGTTTCTTCAGTCCCGCTTCGGTGGCTTCTTGTTCCCGATATGCACTGGCGGCGTGGAATATATCAATATTGTTATATTCTATGTGGTGACTTATTTCATGTACAAAAATACGCGCTTCCGCCGTCGCTTCCATATTTACCCGCGTATACGGCACCGGACCGACGCTTGCCGATGACCGATATGTCCCAATTTTAACATTTACTTCAACTTCGCCGCTTTTTATACCGTTTTTGAGTTTGTGCGGCGCCACCATGTGCCCCAAAAATTCGTCGGCCCGGCGTTCGCGTTCAATCATTGCAGCCGAGGCTTCGCGCGGCACAACTTTATATTTTGTATACGGGGTTTGTTCTGTTATATCGACGTGCTTAAATCCGTGTTTCGGTGCTGTGTCGTATATGTATAACTTGGGGTGTACTCTATCAAGATATTCATTTCGCAGCCGACGCTGTTCTGCCAGCGCGCCGTTAAATTTGTCTACCGCGTCCCATTGGGACGCATAAGACTTCTCAAAGATATCCGACCAATCGTTTATTTTTTTCATGCTTTCGCGCATCTGTTCTTCGACCATTGGTACAAGTTCCGGCGCGGTTTTTGACCACTCTTCCTTCATTTCTAATAAACTTTGATAGTTTTGTTTTTCTTTTTCTATCATGTCCGGGTATTTATTAACTATTTCTATGTGTTTCCGTGCTTCGTCGCGGGTTTCGTTTACCAATCGGTCGACCGGCTCTGATTCTTTTCTGAATACTGCATATTCCTGCAATATTTCGTCGCTTGCGTTGTTCAGCCGTTCGTCGCTCAATCTTTCGGCCACGCTTCCCGGTTCGTATTCGGGGCCGGGTTCCGGTTCAAGTTCCGCGCCGGGTTTCGATATTACCGGCACGTAAACACAACGGCAATTGGGCTCGCCCAACGGCGGCGCCTCATCAATGTTATACTCTTTACGGTGCCGGGCCAAATGGTCCGGCCGGGCGTTCGGCAGCGTGCTGTGTAACCAGCGGATCCGCTCAACATTGTTCTCTTTAAACCGTGCAAACGTCCCCTCGTATTGAATTTTGCGGGTTTCCGTGCGCGCTACCATCGACGCATGGGACCGCCGGCCGTTGAAATATTCGTGGAGTTCGGCAGCAATTGAATTTTTCGGATATCCGCCGCGCTTGCCCTGTTTAACGCCGGGGTTTTTTCCTTCCTTTATTCCCTTCGTGATAATTTCCGAAACCCGCTTGCGCTGGTCTTTCGACGATTCGATAAACCACGGTTTAAAAATCTTTCTGTCGTCCTCAACTACCCAACTGCCGCCTTTTTGTATAAGGTCTTTTTTATATTTGGCCGTGTATTTCTTAGCGTGGCTCTGTACCTGCTTCATAGAAATACTTAAATTGAGCAACTTGTCGGCGTTAATTTCGCCGGCAGCATACGATTTCCCGGCCCCGTCTACAAGTATTTTTGCATACTGTTTGTCGTGGTCGTCAAAAGCATCATCCAACTCACTCATACTTTTTAGCCAGTGTTTCCATAACTCTCTGTTCGAGTTTGTTTACATTGTCGATTAGCTTCTTTTCCACGCCCGCCGCGACCCGGTCCACTATTGCAGCGTTCTGGCCGATATATTCAGCGCCGGTCGGGGCCCGGTTGTTTACATATTCGGCCAGTTCCTGTTCTTCCTCTTCCGTTAGCGGTTCCATATCAAGCAATTCCAAAATACGCGACGGCGGCGCTATCCGGTTGTTGATAAGTAGTTCAGCCTTTTTGATATTGCTGTCTGTCTTATCGACACGCGGCGACGGTATGGAAATAAAAACTTTCCAGCCCGGCGGGTATTGGTTGTATATAAAGAACCTCTGCAATATTTGTTCGAACTGTTCTTCCAGCCAACTGTGTATAGAACTTATAACCTGTGATAAAAGTTTTTCCCTTTCTTTTTCACCGCCGGCCAGCCCGTTCTCCCCCTGTCTTGCTATAAAACCGGCCGGGCTAATATAATCTACAACCGTGTTGTATAGCGCCGATATAACTTCAAGGTTATTACTGTTATCTGTTATGTTAAGGTCTATTAGTTCCATGTTTTCGCGTAACTGGAAAGCCGTATCTTTGCCCCAATTTTGCAAAATGGTGTTTGCATATTCCACGTCGCCAACATTGCCGTTTTGCGTGCTTGGGCCGCGCGGATTCGTAACTTTTATAAACAGTATCTTAGCGCCGACCCGGTTTACCTGTTGCATTTGGCTATTCCATGTATATTTTAACATGTCGATAATAGGTATTAGCGGCAACATGACCGGGTCGCCGTCTATGAAACGGCTGGACGGGTCAATTATACCGATAGCGTTTTTTATATGAATGACGCTGCCCCGGCTGTTTGTTTGCCAATACTCAACCTCGCCAGCCTTGTTTAGAACTATACCGGCCAGCCGCAACGCGTATGTTTCCGGTATTCCGGGCGGTGCGTTTACAAAACTTTCAGCCGGCAAATGTCTTAATTTTTTTATGGTTATTGCGTTCGTTTCCGGGTCGCGGTCCCACACATCGTTAAAAACCGATATGCCGTGCCATAATATATCATCATACGCCTTTTGCATGTTGGCCCATAGTCGGCACTCCGTACACATTTTGTCGATGATGTTTGCGGTTTCCGGGTCCGGGTTTCCGTCTGCATCTTCCACAATAATTGTGTACTCTTCCGGGAATATAAGCGATTGTAGCCGGCGGCTTATCCCCTTTCCGTATATGTTCAGCCGGGCGGCCTCTACCGTTTCCGGTGTCACATCATCACTGGCATACGGCGTCCCGCCGGTCGATGCTATATATACTTCGCCAATTTCGTTATTAAGTTTTGCTTTCTCCGTCATAAAGTCGGCCTCCGGTCGTTCCTCTGTATAAACATTTGTTGGGCCATATTCTGCCGCCCGGTCGCCTGTTCGGGTGTCGGCAGCGCGCCAGCGGATTCTGATAAATTAAATAACTGTACAACATATCTTAAAGCGTCGAGCCTGTGGAATTTTTCTTTATCTTTTATTTTTTCGGTTGGTTGTGCTTTTTCGTCTAATACCCGGCTGTATGTCCCCAATTCGTCAAACAGCCCCTTGTTATCGTCGGTATCAAAAATAAAAAGCCGGTTTTCTTTAAATAACCGCGTTACCCGGTCGATTCCGATTTCCACATCTGAGAATTTCGGCTCTTCAACACGTATCCCGGCCTGTTCCCAATCAAGCCGGAATTGCTTTTCCGACGCCGAACCGCCTATCCAACGCAAAACATAATTACTATCTGCATACTGTTTCGCCAATCTCACATGTTCGGCCGTTGTCTTGTTTCCCTGCAACGATGACCGGTAAACATAAAACCTTCCGGCCCGTTCGTCGGCCGCTACCCATACAAGCGCAGTATGTATCGCGCCGGGGTCTATACCGACATATCTTGTCATACTTGCGGGTATTGATACGGGTTTTATTTTATGTACGTCGGTGTTAAAGTCGCTGTATATCATACCCGCCGGCCGCGCATATTCGCCCATATAGAACATTTTGAATTTCCAATCGGGCAGCGCGGCCTTCCTTTTTTCAAACTCCGCCGCCGGGAAATTCGGGTTTGCTGTGGATGGGAATTGTATTATCTCTATGTCCGGGTCGCCTGCTACCCATTTGTCGTATATTTCGTTTTTCATCCAACCCAAATTATATATTGTTGTTGTTACAAGTGCCCGGCCTTCGTGGATAGACAAACGCCTCAACAACGCTTCCCACGCTTCCAGCCTGAAACTGTCTTGGCCCGCTTCGTCTATATGCACCGCCTTAATGGTCGCGCTTTCCAAACTGTCGGGGTTATCCGCACTTGCAAAATAAATGTTATATTCGGACCCGTCCACGTCCTTAATTTTCATAGTACGTTCTGCTTTATAATACTTTCCAATCTTTTTCGTGCGCTCAAAGAATAATTGGTACTCTGGCAGAAGTTTACGCTGTTGTAGTGGATAGGACGGCGACACGGCCATATAGTCGCCCGGTCCTTTTTCTACCATTTCGTTATATAACCACACGGGCGCAATGGCGGTTTTGCCGCTCTGTGTTCCCGCAAGCGCAAAAATAAACCGCTTTTTCGTCGTTAGCGCCTTCCCCTGTCCTTCGTGTGGGTGTACATATACATTGTTATCCGGGCCAAGTTCATATAACGTCGGCTTCTTTTTCGCCATCGTCGCCCCCCTGTGCGCTTGTGTCGGGCATTATGATTATAACCCGCTGTGCCGGCGCGGCGTTGGTCCGGGTGTTCTCTGTCGGTTCGTCCAATATCAGCCTTTCCAATTTCACGGCTTCCGATATTAATTTGCTAAGTGACAGCATATCGATTTCGGGCGCGTGCCCCGTCCGTTCTATTTCCTCTTTAATGTCATGCAGCCGTTTCATTCCAACTTCCTGAACATCCTGTGCAAGTTTCAAATGGCGCAGTCTGGCACGCTTTCGCATTTGTGTGTCGGCTTCCATAATTTTTTTAGTGCGCCATTCCTCTAATACTTCCGTGCGCCGGGTCCAATAATACCGCGACGACCAGTCCTGAACCGTTCGGGGTGCTTTGTGGCCCAAAATCCTCATAACATTTCGCCGGCTTCTATAATTGGGATCGTCGCGCGGAACATCGGTTCTTAAACGAATAAAAATACAGAATGCTTCGTATGCTTTCAGCGGTTCCCGTGGCAATTTCTCCCACGGGTAAAACTCATCCGGGGGTATTTCCCTAACATGCTCTTTAATTTCCTTTCGGGTCGCCATTTATTACGCCGTCCGCGTCTTAGTAACAGAAGTTCCGGTGTCCTGTAATGTGTGGCTTGCAACAATAGTTGCGCCGTCGGTGTCGTAAGTTGTCATTCCGGTTTCGGTCACAACTTGTTTATTAAGTAGTAATGCGTGTATCTCTCTTAACATTTTTCCCACAGTTTCGCTTTCAATGTGGTTGCTGCTATTGATAACCTCGTCCAACACGCTGTCGGCGGTCGGTTCTACAATTGCAATTGTCCGGGTTTCCGGGTCCACACCGTCGGCTGATATTGTTAAACACAATTCCCCGGCAGCCGCGACCATGTTTTCTGAATTAATCGCAACTTTGTAAACACCCGGCATATACGCCGCGCTAACTTCCACAATTTGTACAAGAACTTCAGTTGCCGCACCACCATTTAAACTATAATAAGAATCTACGTTTGTTAAGGTTCCCGTCATACGGCTTATGTGGTCGGTGCTTTGTGTAAGAACAAAATAAACATATTTTGTCGTATCACCTACATTTATCATCATAGTTTATTCATACCCCCGTGTAAATTTCTGTTCACTGTCATACGCTTATTAATTGGAAATTTCCGGGTACGTACCCGGACACGGGCGCCCGGCGGCAGTGTTATATCGCTTGGATAAAGGGTATCACTTGGATATAAAGTTTCGCTTGGATATAAAGTCATTTTAAAACTCCCCCACGTACCACGCCGGGGCGCTGCTGTATGTTATACTGATCATACTACCCGGCTGCAGCCTGAAATGACCCGATGTTAGCCCGGTTGCGGCCGGGGTTCCGCCCGTCTTTGCTATGTTTATTGCGCTTACAACACCGCCGGAAATGAATATATCCAACGGCACCCCGTAGGTATTTGTCCACGAAACACCACTGGCCGGCAATGTCGGCTGCGAACTTAGCGGCCCAACGGGGTTATATCCTTCGTTGTCGGTTGCGTAGCTGTTAGCACCGACCAGCAAAACGGCCGCCGTTGTAAATTCTTTACATAAATTATATGCAAATTTTGTTTTGTTAGATGTCCCGGTTTCCTGCACACAATAAGTATGGGCTGTTAATATCTTGTTCCCGATAATGGTTGTTTCGTTCGCGTTTTCGATGTAAAACCCGGCGCCGGAGTTGTTGTGGCATATACCGCCTATAAAACTGTTCTGGTTTGCGCTTGTTAGATGCACCGCGTTTCCCGCGATGTTCTTAACTATCAAGCCATTAAAACAGTTGCCCGAACAGTACGTGTTAAAATCGATACCAACCGGGGTTGTTACCGACACACCGCCCAAAATATACACGTTTATAAACATGTTTCTAAAGAAACTTTCGGCCGCGTATATTCCAGCGCCTTTTGTGTACTGAACCAAAACATTTGAAAAAAGATTACTGTCGGCAGTATTTGTGAAATTGATTCCGGCCGCGTTCGATGCGCCGTTCCCGCTGTCCTGCACAATCTTTACAAAATTGAATAGATTGTTTGAACTGCTTGTTGCCAGTATTCCTTCGTTCCATTCGTTAGTTACTGCAAGCCCGTTAAATTCGTTGCCCCCCACTGCACTAAGATAAACGCCGGGCCCGTGTATGTCGTCAATGGTCACGCTGTTAAAACGGTTTCCTGATATTGAAACCGTAGTCGGCGACCGCAGCCTTATTCCAGCGGTGTTAAAACCGTATGAACTGTCAAATTCTCCCTGTATAAGCACGTTGTTAAAAGTGTTATAGAGTATTGCCGCGCTGCTGATAGTGTCGATTCCCGTATCTATACCATAGCGGATTGTCACGTTTAACAATTTGTTATACGGTCCGTTCAACTGCACCGCTGTATATAGCCATTCAAAAACGCAGTTTTCGACAGTGTTTCCCGTTCCCGTTTTCATACCTATTATAGTATTCGTCGAACCGTGGCTGCTAAGCGTGAAAACCGCGTTTTTGATGACAAAATTGGTAGCGGCCGACGCATCTATGCCGACGGTGCGCCCGTCCAATGTTATTTGGGCACCGTGGAAATCTATTATACAGTTGCTCTGGCCGGTTAAATCTGCACCCAGAGCCCGGTTTCCGCCCACATAATGAATTGTTTTATATGGGTTTGCTGTCATTGCGGCCGTTAGTGCTGCAGCCAAATTGTCGTATTCGGCCGCGTCGTATGTACATAAATTATTATATCCGACCGTAACCGCCCCGGCCGCCGCGAACAGCCCGCCCGGCGTTAATCCCTGCAACAATTCAACATCGGCCCCGCCGCCGTCGCCTTCGTAACAGCCTTTTAAAGCGTCCATAATGTCGTTTAAGTTTGTGGCGTTTATCGCCGGCGCTTGGTCGTTTACCCAAACAATTTCATCCCATGTCATTTATACCACGTCCGCAAATAATGAAAACTGTGTGTCCTCTGCACCGTATAGCCCGGCCCACGCCCACAAGGTCACGTTTTCGCCCGGCTGCAGTTCAGTCCCGACGGTTTGCGGCGTTGCTGTTAGCTGTATACTGTCGCCGTTCTTTATCGGGTCGTTGTCTACCCATATTTTTATAGTGCTTGTTGTGTTCCTGTCCAAATATACCACGGGGTCGCCGGCGGCTTCGCCTACATTCGTTATTTTTAGCGTCGGCTGGTAGTATGTCTGTGCGTAGTTCGGTACAAGATTAGCCCACCAAAACGCATCGAAAAATAAATAATCCAACGCTTCGCCGGTGTACCACATTTCGCCGTCCCAATACTCGAAACCAGCAAGCGGCGGTATACTGAATCCGACATCGTAATATTTTTCGTCATCGGTTGCCTGTGGTCCGGTGACAATGGTTATTAGTCCGTTGCTGTCTTTTGAAATTTCGGCGTTTATATTATCAGTATCAAAATATTCAATAGTTACATTATTGTACCTATCGTCGTTTATCTGATAAAATATCGTGCCGTTGTCACTGTCCAATAAAACTTCCTGTGTTATGGACACGTTCAACTGTCCGCTGGCCCTTGTTTCCTCGGTTGTTAAGTTCGTTTCTGTGAAAACGATATCAATAGACGGTGTGAAATTGGACAGATTAAACGCCGTGAATTCTATTTGTGATAAGTTGCCTTCACCGTATGGAACCGGCAGCGGGTTATCAAATAAACTGTTCCACTGTTGCGACCACGGACCGAGCCCGCGCGCCCTCATATATTTGTTGTCTGTGCTGTCGATATTAACTTCCACGCTGCTAAGATATACACTTGAGTAATTTTGCGACAGTGTAAACGGTGTGGTGTAGTTCATCGGGGCCCCGGCGTCGGTATATGTCCCGATGTAGCCCGTCAAAACCGGCTGGTATTCGCCGGCTTCCGGTTCGGGTGTTTCGCTTATTATCTGAACGTGCCATATATACTCATCATATTCGCCGCCGGCCTCTACTGCAACCATAACATTATAAAACCCGGTCGCCTGTCCGACGCCCCACGTATAACTATCCGATAAAGTTTCGTTTGTTGTTTTGCCTTCAATACCGTTATATGTCCATGTATAATTGGCTGCCGTGCTTGTTTCAGCCGTAAATGTCATCGGGTCGTCTACTATCAGGTTTATGTAGTCGTACGGGCTCGTTGCGATAATGGTCAAACTCACCGGCTCTTCTGCTGTGTATAACCACGTTATTTCGTCGTCGGCTGTCACCGCTTCGATTCCGTATACGTCCGCTTCCGTCGGTGTGAATGTATAGTTTGCAGTGAAAACGGGCGATTCCACATAATCAATTTCTGCTACAAGTCCGTTTTTATACCAAGTTACGGTACCGTTTGCCGTTGTTTCCACCGAAAACGCGGCCGGGTACCCGACATAACCTTCCGGCGTTGTGTCTATGGGTGTAAAATTCGCTATCATTACGGGTTCGGCGGCCTCGGCTGATATTGTCAGCAACGGCACGCGATCGGGGTTCCCGTTGTCCATTGAATAAAACCCTATGTAATTATCACTTTCAGTCCGCGCTTTTAACAAATATCCACGGTTATTATCTTCCGCAAGTTCTTTTGTAAGATTCGTAACGTCTATTAAAATATATGCGTTGCTTGCTTCCTGTTCTGCCTGTATAGTGTACGACGCATACGGATTTGTGCCCATTGGTGTATTATCAGCATCAAACCACGTTCCGCCGGCTATGGCCCACGCCGACCCGGTTTCCCGCGAATTCCATGTAACCTCGTCCTCTTTCCAAACCCCCGAAACTTTATAAACATCTATAATGGTGTCGTTGTTCCGGGTCGTCGGCGGGTATGGATAATACCAATATAATTTTAAATACGCCTGTCCGATGTCATCCGGTTCGTATTCGCTAAGATTAAACCATATCAGATGGCGGTATACCGTGCTGGCGCTGGCTATTTCTCCAATGTCCAAAAAGCCCAAACTTCCGAAATTATCATCCGGGGTGCTGCTTTTTATACGGGCGTCATATTGTATAAATATTTCCGGCTCTTCGGGTATAACCCCGCCCGGCGTCTTGCTTGCTTCTATTGTGTTACCATACCGGCCAATATTAATCCGGCCGCCGTTCGGTGCCGGTTCTAAACTGTAAGAACTGCTTGCATATCCGGCGTCGATACATGGGCTGCTTACGCTATCCAATACCCACCCGGCACCGGTCCACCGGCCCGCCGTGCTTCTTAAATGGTAATCACGGGCGCCCCAATCGCCGGACACTACCGCGCAACGTGGGTCGGCCTCAATGTTGTTTGTCATTGTAAATCCGCCGGTTCCGGTCGCGCCGTATGTAAGCCCCACGTTGTTATAAAAACAGTTGTTCTCAACTATGAAACGGTTATTAGTCCAACGGTTTTCGATACCATAACCCCAATTCACCGGTGAACTTTCCGGCGCGGTGTTTGCACAATTCATTATAATATTATTTCGGACGTAGGTTGTAAACTGCACGGCCGTTTGTATGCTGTCGGCTGTGCGCCCGGCCCACAAAACCGCGCCATAACCGCAATCGTCAAAAACATTATTCTCTATGCGCGTGCCCTGTGCGTTCGATACATCTATTCCGGCGTTCGAATATCCCGTATAAGGATAATGGCCCAAATATGAAAATGTGTTGTGGTGTATGTAAATATTTGTCATACGTGGCGTACTGTCGCCGGGGTTTCCGTGTCCAATCCACATCCCGGCCCCACGGTTATTATAAAATTTGTTATTATATACTTCTATTGTATTAAAATATGGGCTGCCAGCCGTGGTGTGTATTTCCATTAACGGGCCGGTATACCCCGATGCAATGACACTATAAAAAACATTATCATGCACATAAGCGCGCTGTATCCCGTCCGATAGCCGCACCGCTGAATTTGTACGCGTTCTTATAGTGTTGTCCCAAACATAAATATCAGTACAAGTTAAGAAATAAAAAACGTCGTGCCCCAACTCATAGCCGGTACAGCCGGATACGTAAATGTGATCGCTGTTCCTGATATTCGCGCCGTCCAAGTCGCCGTATCTTAATGTTAAATCAGTTAAGTATAGATAAGAAACATCATTAAACTGCATCAAAATGTCGGGGTGCGAACCCGTGGTGCCGCCCAAATAAGACATAGAGGGGTGCGCACCGTCTAAAGTTATTTTTGATATTGTTATGTGGTTCGCGCTGTCTACTGCATCTATAAGATTAACGCCGCCGGCGGCCTCTGCAGCCGTGGTGTATGTCAAAACTGCTGTACTGTCGCCCGTTAGCGTTATACCGGTGTTGGGGCCAACAATGTCAGCCGCCACATAATATGTGTGTGGCCCTTTTAGGTATACCGTAGTATACCCGGCCCCCTTGTTCGCGTATACATAGGCCAGCGCGTTTGTTATTACCGTGTTGTCGGTGCTGCTGCTTGCGGTTCCTGTACAAGTATACGTTGTGGTGCCGGCCGTGTCGCCCGGATTACCAACATAACCAACATACAAAACCGGCGGCGACGCCGGACCCGCTGTAATAAAACTCGCTGTTAAAGCACCAACTGTTAAAACAATTAAAAGAGAATAGATAATTTTTGAAACGCCGTCTAATCTGTCATACATGAAACACCACTGTATAAAATTTAACGTGCTTCAAGTATATAAATTATTTGCGATATGGACAATTTGTCCATGTTTTACCCGCTTTAATAGTTTCTTCGGGAATGATAGTTTCGTTTACATTTAAAAAATTGTTGTGTTTGCAGTAATAAACCACGCCGGCCCGGTGCCGGCTGTTCCCTGCACATTCATATATAGGCAATTGGCCCAAATCTATACAACGACAACACGGCACCAAAAACGATTCTATGGCACCGACGGGCTCATATACGGCCCGGTTTTTTGCTTCCCTGTATGTTTGTATTAGCCGGCGTGTTTCGTTCATTGTGTGGCCCCTGTGAAACTGTACAACATTATAAATTAAAAATCTTTCTGTGTTTGCCAAACATAGCCGCACACCGAACACTTCGCATAAAATGTTATTGTGTTCGGTTCGCTGGCGTGTTTGCCCGGCGGTCCGAACTTAACATGCACCGAATACTTAACCGATACGGGGTTCCGTTCCTTTTCAAGTTGCAGCAAAGCGGCTTTTATTTCGGCCAATGTCATTTCGTTTTTAGCGGCTTCAAGTTCCTTATACCGGTCGGGCCGTATACCGTCGCATATTGGACACGGCGCGTTGTTCCGGTCGTCTGTTTCTGATATCATTTTTAAACCTCCCTCTCAACAACTTCGAATGTTCGGTTTCCCACTTTGAAAAAAACACGGTCCACGTCCTGCACAATTTCAACACGCTCTGGCACGAACGTAAACGTAACTTTTGAAAAATCATCAACGGGCACATCTATATGAATGTTCTGTACATAGTCCAGCCGCTGCCCGTTTAATTCGATCACGTTATCCAGCCAGTCTGTGCCACATAGCTTAAAACTCATGGGTTTCGTTTCACAGCCCCCTTGATTCTATAAGCGCGTAGTTGTTCACTATCCGATATAAAGACTTTTTAATTTCCTTTATATCTTCGCTGTGCCCGTCTGTCCAAATTTCGTCCAGCCGTCCTTCTATCTTCTCCACTTCTTTTAATATATCGAACTGTTCCATATCAAAACCCCCGTTTATAGGCAGCGCATATCGATTGTGCTTCCCGATTTCATTTCGTTTTAAAGACCGTTTTTAAGCCCAACACGGCATTTTGCCCCCACCCCAATAGAAACATATTAACCGGGTTCTAAAATCACCGTGGCGGCCCACTGGCGCGTTCCTATCATATCCTGCACGCCGTACCTTTACACACGGCCTTTTCTTCCGCCCCCAACTTCATGTCCATAACTTCTTTCGATAGTTTCTCAACGGTCCGTTCCAAACCCTGCAACTTTACAAGAATCTGCCGGCGGTCGTCCTCTTCGTTTAATAGGTCTTGGTAGCATTCCCGATGATACACTTTTAAGCCGACCGATACTCTTTCGCTTCGGTCGTATATCGGGCTGCGGCAGCGCGAGCATGTTTCCGGCGTTTCCACTGCACACCGACAATTCGGCCCGGTGTCCGGGGCCGCGACCGTTTCCAATTCTTTTATAAGATGTTCTGCAACCGCCACAAGTCCGCCCGGCCCCAAACGCCCGGAGTTATAATCATATACGGCCTGCTGTAAGTCCTGTGTAAACAGTATAATTTTATCTGCGGTGTATCCAAAGTCGCCGTAAAAGTCGCTGTCGTTCATGTTATCACCTTTAACAACATATACAAAATTATTGCAGCCTGCATCAAAATAATAAACAGCATCAACGATGCCTCTTTTGCTATACTTACGCAACGGTGATGATATAAATCTTTTCCAATCCAGCGGCCTGTATTATTCGACACCGGCTGCATACACACCGGGCACACTTTCACACCACACGTCCAAAAAACTTTTTTACCGTTGTTTTCTAATTCGTTCACTTTCCTGCCCCCATAACAGTTTATAAACTTGATGCATTCGCGGATAATGCACCAAACGCGATTCCCCGACCTCGTCGGTAATTTCTGCAAGAAGTTCTCCCGCCTCTGCATCGGTCAAGATAATGTTTATTAGTCCACCGTCTTTATAATGTATCATTGTTTACCGTCCTTGTATAAGCGTTCCCGGCGCTTTCGTGTAGTCAATTCAAACGCGGCGGCCCACGGGTCGCCGTCATCTGCATGTTTTTTATACCGTTTCATTCTACCAACCGCACCCGGCGCGCGTGTTAGTGTTCCTCTATACAGAACTGTTCCAGCGCGTCGCTTAACGATGTTCTTTTAACTGTTGCCCGGCCTATTTCCCGGTTCAGTTTTTCAACTGCAGCCGATACTTTGCCGGCGTAGGTCCGGCCCAATAACCGCCCGATCATTCCCGGCGGCCTTATATACCGTTCCCTGTAAACGTGGCCGGTCGTGTCGTCCTGTATATAGACGTAAGTAAAGCCGGCCGATGCTTTCGTTTTAACTGTCATCATTTATTTATACCCCCATGTTTTTAATACCGGTCGCTTCCATAATTGCCCCCAAAAAACTGCTCGTCGCACGTAACCCGCACGTTTAATTTTACCTGTGCGTCTATTTCCATTTAATCAGCCTTCCCGTATAGCCGGCCCAGCCGTTCCGGGTGTTCAGCCATGTGACACACCACACACAAAATTTCGATGTTGTCCGACCGGGCGTTCTTTATGTTCCGGTCTTTGTGGTGCCTGTGGTGCTTCTTTCCGGTTTCGTCGTAAGCGCCGCACCGTTCGCAATGGTGTGTATCCCGGCCGCTTGCCCTCACGACCGCTTCGGCCCTGTAAAACATTGCCCGGCGGCTCGATGGCACATAATCGCTTATAACCTCATAAACACCGGGTTCAACTTCGTAAATTTCATTGTTTCCACACATAATGGTTGCCTCCATTCGATATTTACCATTATGTACATTATTAGATATAAAGATTTCGTTGTGCAATGGCCGGCACTATTTCGCCCGCCCGTTTGTGTTTTGAAAAATTCGCCACTTCGCGCGGTGATTTGGGCGGGTTATCTTTTAACAGTTGATACATGGCCAGCCGCTTCAGTTTTTTTCTAAATGGCATACGCGGCGGCCGGTTCTCTTCGGCTATCAGCATAGCATATAACAGTATAAACATTATTTCTACATAGTCCCGGTCCCGGCCGTAGCCGTCGGCCGTATCCGATATTAGCTGAATTGTTGCCGGGTCCACGTCGGCGGCCGCGCGAATATAAAATTTTAAGAAGTCGCTCTGACATACTCCACACGCTAAAGCTGTGTGGGTTCTACGGTTATTTTTCTGTTT